CAAGCATACATTGCTGAAAAGTCAGCTGTTCAGAAAAAAGACAAGCCTACAAAAGGCAACGATGTGGCTGATGAAGGCAATGAGTTTAGCGGTGAGCTAGCCAAAGCCAAAGCATCTGGTGCTAAAGAATTCAAAGTTGATGGCAAAACATATCCTGTTAACGAATCAGCTGATTTAAATCGCATGAAAGAATTCTTAACACGTTTAAACGGTTAATTATATGCGTATAACCGATGTTGAACCAGGATTTATTTTCGAAGGTGAAAACCCGCAGTATGCACAACTACAACATTTGTTGACCACTGCAAAAGAACCTTGGGAAAGAAATCAAATTAAGTGGCGTATTGAAAATCTACGTAGTGCAGAAGCAATGGCAGGCGAGCCTGGAGGCGGCTTTGGGGCACCTTTAGATGCTAAAGGAAATTATATTCCTGTGTTGCCCACTAAAGAATGGATGGCTAGAAATCCCAGCATTGTTAAAACACTACCTAATAATTGCTTACCTCCAAGTATGCAGAAGCCTGGAGTATTAGATAAGATTAGCAATGCCATTGGTAAAGGTGCCGATACTGTTTTTAATTGGGCTGATCAAAGTGCTACTGGTAAAGCTAGACAAGATTTACAACAAAGTCGTAAAGATCAAGGATTACAAGAAAGCATTGAGCTAGATCGTATTAAGACATTAACTAGCAAAGTATTAAAAGGTTAATAACATGGACATGAAGAAAATTTTACAGGCAATGGATGGCGTTTCTACAAAGCCTGTAGAAGGTGCCGACAGCATGGCAAAATTTCTTCGTGTTGTTACAGAAGCTGAAATTAATCAACCGGCAGTTACACCGGTCAAAGTTCCTGCCATACCGCAATTGCCTGCACAAGATGGCGATCAAGGCGATGGATCTAGACTAACAACAAATTCAGATGGTACTAAAACTTATGCAGGTGCATTCGGCACATTTATTTACGATGCACAAGGTAAAGCTATAAAATATAGTACCCCGTCATTCTCTGGAGCAAGCCAAACAATTGACTTGACTAATAATCAAACTACACAAAATTACAATACCGGACCAATGAATACTACACAAACGGTTGATGCTAACGGTAATGTAGTATCACATAATACCGAATATGACTTAGGTGTAGGTAAAATGGCAATGGGTCAAGATGCTAAAGGTATTAAATCTAAAACATATACGCCGGCTGGTGACGAGCAAATCATAGCATCAAAAGACATGTATGCACTAGGTAACAAAGATAAAGAAGCCACATACAATCGTGCAATAGCTCAAGTTAATAGTGCGCCAGTACAAGAAAACAGTCTAAGTAAGTTTTTGTCCATTGTGGATAAGAACAATGTCAGTAGTTTAAATGAAGGTACTAATCCGCATAAAGTGGCATTACCAGTACAGATGGCCATGCAACATTACCAACAACCCGCAACTAAACCACAACCACGTGAACGACTGATTGACAAATACTTTGTGGAAGCTGAAACTGAAATCATGCAACGCAAGGAAGAAAAACGTGCATTGATTAATCAATATGCTAAAACTATTGCTGAACGTGTATTAATGAAAGAATCTGCGCAAGAAGTATCAGAGACTCCAATTGAAATGGATCCGGCCAAGCCAAACAATCCCAGAATATACGGTCACGAAAAAGCCAATAGTATGGACCTTGATGGCCGTATAGAACAAGCCCGCGCACAGTTGAAAGAACTTGCAGAACTTGCAGACAGCAACGAATTAGTAGTATGGGAACGTATTACACAGTTACACAAAGGTGGTATGTTTATGGGCCTGGCCCAAAACTTAGAGCAGATACGGCATGGCATTGAAGAACTTGTTGCCAAACGTAAACGTGGTGGCACTTCCAGTCGTGGAATAGATAAACACATAGGCGAAGGAAAGAAGTAATGAATTTTAGAGAACTCATTAACAAGTTGGATCATATCAACGAAGCAGAAAGTACGCTTACCTTGCAAAGCATTGCCGCTGTGGAAAAGGCCGCGATGGACAAAGCAGTTGCTGAAAAAGCCAAAGGTGGATTTGCAGGATTTGCTGGATGGGATCCTCGCACTGCTGGTAACATTGCCGTGGCCACACTAGCACAACAAAATAATTTTGAAGGCTTGTTTAACAGCGAAGGCGATTTTGTCATTGCTTACGGCAATAACACCTGGAGTTCAACTCCTGGACAATCTCCGCGACGAGCTCCGCCAACACCAGATGATTGGAAACCCCTGGCTGCTAAAGGACTAATTCCACAAAATGCCAAAGGACCAGCAGGATTGACCAACTGGCTAACAAGTGGTGGTGCTCAGAAAGAATTTGATGCTGTTAAACAACAATCAGCAGATGCAGTGGCAACTAATACAACAGCGCCAGTTGATGCGGCACAGGCCGCTAAAGTTTCATCGGCAGACGAAGAAGAAAAAATGACTCAACTAGAAGGATTAGTTGATCAATACCTTAAACTTAAAGAAGATATTAGAACGGGTGTTAAAGAGCCTAAAAAGAAAGCCGAAGTAAATCAAACAGGAAAGTTAGACTACAGATTAGATCCAGAAGGTAAAGCAAAATTAAATGCTATGAACGAAAATGCTATAGCACAATCATTGGTTGAAAGTTTTGGCTATCAAAAAAAAACTTCAATCGCAGAGCTGATTGAAAGTTTTGGCTATAGAAAAAATCATCCTTATTCATTGCTAGAACAAGAAGCTGATTTAAGTTTGTCATCTAGGTACGACAAACCCAAAGATGCAAAATCCAAAAAAGACGATGATGACTTTGATCCAGATGCATACTTACAAAGCAAGTATGGAGATCCAGATGATGTTAACTCTGGCAGAGTCGATAATCGTACATGGCGGGAAAAAAATGTCTTTACTGGTGGCTCAGGTGCCAAAGCAATAGATGCATTGGGTCGAACAATTTCCGGAAAAAATAAAAAACCAGTCAGTAAAGATCCGCAAGGAGTTTGGGACACAATGGTTCACAACAAGTATTGGAATAACTGGACCGAAGATTCATTATCTTGGGAAGACGAAATTATCCCCGGAGTGTACAGCTTTAAAGATCTTGGAATAGATTTAGGTATTGCGGCTGGATTTGTTCTTGTTGGAACAATCATGGCGCCGTTCACTGCCGGAGCATCGGCAGCAGTTGGGTACGCTGGTGCTGGTGCAATACTTGTTAGATTGTTAATTCGAATAGGTTGGGCCATTGTTAAAGCTGTGATGCTTTACGGTAAACCATTTTGGGAATTGGTAAAATTAAAACCATTGCAGGCTACCAAGGCTGTAGGTCAAATTGTAAAAACACATGCAGAAGGATTTTACAAAGGCTTAGTAGGCAACTTGTCAAGAGCGGCTTTGATGATTTCAGCGTTAGCTTCTGCAGGGTTTAATGGTGCGGCTTTAATATTAAAAGAATTATGGCCAGAAGCATATAAAGCCATAGGTAGAGGTGTTGACAGCGCCTTAGATACTATACAACCTGGCATAGATTGGGCAAGGAAAAAAATAGGGTTAGAGGAAGGCCTACAATGAATAATTTAACTACACACATGGCAGAACTTAGACGTATTCTTGCCACTATCGAAAATAAGAATATAGTCGAAGGCACTCTTGGCGATGCAGGTGAACAATTTGCAAAAAGACTAATTGGTAAAAGCGGCAAAGAACTGGTAAAAGAACTAGGACCACGTGTTGAAATTGCCACAGTAATAAAAACCCCAAAAAAGGTCAAGGGCAAGGTTCAACCCAATGAATTTGTTGAAAAAGAGGTCAAAGAAGTTTGGGAACTCATCCCTGAGACTGAAATTTATACTATTAAATCAGTTGACATTGGCAAAGGGCCTGTTGCGCCTAAAACCCCTAGAAATAAAACAGCTGATATTATTAAAACTGAAGTTGAGACCGCTGCCAAAGAAGGCAGAACAGTAAGACGCATCAGCAAAGGTGCTGGCTCAGAACCAGCTGGCCCAACTTTTGACCCAGCTGCCGAAGCAACTACAAAAGCTGAAAAATTAAGTATTGATGAATTAGAGAAAAAGATTGCATCAAAGGAAGGCACTGCTCTTCAACAAAAAGCATATGCTGATGCACTAGCAAAGAAAAAAGCGAGCAATCCAAAGCCAGAAAATCCTACAGCAGAAATAATACCATTTCCCAACAAGGCAAAACCTCCTAAGGCAGAAACACCACCAAAGGAAGAACCTTCTGCTCCTAAAACTGGCGAAGAAGTACTTGTCAAGAAAGAAATTGAACAAGCAAAGGACACTGCTAGACAAGCCCTCGATGATGGCACAGTGAAAATCAAAGATGAAAATCTATTAACTAGAAAACCTAACGAAACTCCTACCGAACAATTAGAGCGTACATTAGCAGACCGTTACAAAGGCGAGTGGGCAGGTTTAGAAGGCACAGCAAAGGAAGTTGGATTTTGGAGAAGAATAGGCAGAAAAGCCAAAGTTGGCGGATTAATCAGTATTCCAGTATTGTTGGCGGCAGGTGGCGCATACCTTGCTATGCGAGATACCGGATTACCTGAGCCAGAAGAAGAAGTTTTAGACGGCGAAACAGATGCTGCCACGGATGGCGAAACTGATGCTGGAAAAACTGATGCTGGAAAAACTGATGCTGGCAAAACAGATGCTGGCAAAACTGATGCTGGAAAAACTGATGCTGGCAAAACTGATGCTGGCAAAACTGATGCTGAAAAGAACGCTGAAGTAAATCAAGCAGGAAAAGTAACAGACAAAGAAGAACCTAGCGTTGCTAATAAACCTACACCAGAACAAGACAAAGAATTAGCAAAGCTAAAATCTCAAATTGACGCACTTATTGCAGAGTTGGCAAAATCCAAAGACCCTGCAATACAAAAAAGACTTGCGGCGGTTAGAGCAAAATTAGGTCAAGCAAATCAAGCCGCAAGTGTTACATCAACAGAAAAAGGTGGATGGAAAAACATTGGTAACAATTATAGAAGATGGTATGGCCCAGATGGAGTTGATGAGGAAGGCACTTTTGTCAAACGTGGAACAGTGGATAATATTCCGTATGATGCTGGTCAAGTGGACAAGTATGCCAAGATGACTAATGCAGAATTATTGAAACATATAAGAACAGCTGACCGATCTACTAAACCTTAATCGAGGAACTAATATGGCAACAAAAAAATTTACTCTTGTATTTACTGATAACTCCAAAGTAGTGTGGAACGCTGATGATAGATATACCACTGAACTATTAGTTAAAAAAGCCAAAGAAAAATATCCAGATAAAACAGTTACTAGCATTAACGGCGAACCTGTTAGTAGTCAGGCCGCAAAAGTAACAGAGCCGGAGCCAGAGTTAACTGCGGACGAAGCAGGTAAAAAAACGGGAAAAGCAGCCAAAGATGTTGTTGTTGGAACTGGAGAATTAATTGGCAATGTCGCAGATAAAGCATGGCGATTCGGCAAAGGCGTGGTGAAAGGAATCGCAGGAATGGATGAATCAATTAAAGCTCAAGACGACGCAGTATTAGAAAGAATTAAAAGCATCAAATATTAATAATGGCGGATTTATTCCGCCATTTTCACCTCAAAAATATCTTTGAGGTTGCATTAACGAGATAACTAGTATATAATAGGCATATACATTAGGAGACTTACATGTCAGGACGTTCATACGGCGCAGAAGAAAAGGCAAAACTAGAAAGATTGATTACCGAAGGATCAACAGTATTACGTGAAATTGAAGACTTGCAAGTAGGCTTAAAAGAAACAGTACAGGCAGTAGCAGAAGAATTACAAGTAAAACCCAGCGTCATTAACAAAGCTATTAAGATTGCACATAAGGGCGATTGGCAGGCACATAATGCAGACTGGGAAGAAATTGAAGCAATTTTAGATATTACAAAACGTATCTAATAAGTAGTACATATAAGGGCAAGCGGGCCATAATCCGCACATTAGGTATTTGTCAGCCGAAAATGACATATGGAGAATAAATGAGCTATGTAGACGCATGGTTTGACCGCGAGAATGACGTTATCAAAGTGGTCGAACGTAATAAAAAACAAGAACGTGAGTTCCGTGACATTCCTGTCAAGCACACGTTTTACTTTAAAGACCCTAAGGGCAAATTCCAAAGCATTTACGGTGACCCGCTCACACGTATCATTTGCAAAAATACCAAAGAGCTAAGAAAAGAACAAGCTATTAACAGTAGCAAAAAACTGTTTGAAGCAGACATTAATCCCATCTTTGTTTGTCTAAGCGAAAACTATCTAAACGCAGAACCTCCAAAACTAAATGTAGCGTTCTTCGACATTGAGGTAGACTTTGATCCAGAACGTGGCTATGCAAGTCCAGACGATGCATTCATGCCAATTACTGCGATTGCTGTTTACCTGCAATGGATGGAAACAATGATATGTTTGGCTGTTCCACCTAAGAAACTCAAGATGGAAGATGCCAAAGAAATGGTCAAAGACTTTGACAATGTAATGTTGTATGAAACAGAAGCCGAGATGCTGGATGTGTTTCTAGATCTCATCAAAGATGCTGACGTGTTGAGTGGTTGGAACAGCGAAGGATTTGATATCCCGTACACAGTTAATCGTGTAACCAAGGCATTGAGCAAAGAAGATACCAGACGTTTCTGTTTATTTGATCAATTCCCCAAGAAACGTGAATATGAAAAGTATGGCAGACAGGCTGTTACATATGACTTTATTGGTCGTGTACACTTAGATAGTCTTGAACTGTATCGCAAATACACATATGAAGAACGCCACACCTATCGACTGGACGCTATTGCCGAATATGAATTAGGCGAACGTAAAACACAATACGAAGGCACACTGGATCAGTTGTACAACAATGATTTTAGAACATTTGTTGAATACAACATCAACGACTGTATGCTTCTTGAAAAATTAGATAAGAAATTAAAGTTCATGGATCTTGCCAACACCCTGGCACATGAATGTACAGTATTGTTACAGACCACAATGGGAGCTGTTGCAGTTACCGAGCAGGCCATTATTAACGAAGCACATCGTAGAGGTTTTCAGGTTCCCAACAGAACTAAAATGGACGATAGGGAGGGCAACGAAGGTGCGGCTGGTGCGTATGTTGCCTATCCCAAAGAAGGTATTCACGACTGGATCGGTTCATTAGACATTAACAGTCTTTATCCATCAGCTATTCGTGCGCTTAACATGGGTCCGGAAACTATTGTTGGTCAGTTGCGTCAAACTATTACACAAGAATACATTGACAATATGGTGGCAAAAGGTAAAAGTTTTGCGGCGGCGTGGGAAGGTGTGTTTGGATCATTAGAATATACTGCCGTAATGAATCAAGAGATTGGAACAGACATTACTATTGATTGGGAAAACGGAGATGTTGACGTAGTTAGTGCCGCAGAAGTATATAGATTAATTTACGAAAGCAACCAACCTTGGATCCTTAGTGCTAATGGCACAATCTTCACGTATGAAAAAGAAGGGATTATTCCTGGCTTGTTAAAACGCTGGTATGCGGAACGTAAAGAAATGCAGGCCAAACTTAAAGAAGCTGTTAAAGCTGGCAATAAAGTTGAAGAAGAATACTGGGACAAACGACAGTTAGTTAAGAAGATTAACTTGAATAGTTTGTACGGTGCTATTCTTAACAATGGTTGTAGATTCTTTGACAAACGCATTGGACAATCAACTACATTAACTGGTCGAGCAATTGCCAAACACATGGCCAGTAAAGTTAACGAGATTATTGCAGGAGAGTACAATCACACAGGCAAAGCCATTATCTATGGAGACACAGACTCGTGTTATTTCTCAGCATATAAAACACTGGAAAAAGAAATCAACGCAGGACATGTTCCATGGACTAAAGAAAGTGTTGTTCAATTGTATGATCAAATCGGTGAAGAAGTTAACAGTACATTCCCGCAGTTTATGTTAGATGCATTTCACGTGCCAAAGTCGCGTGGAGAAGTTATCAAAGCAGGTCGTGAGATTGTTGGTAGTAAAAGTTTGTTCATTACTAAAAAACGTTATGCAGTTCTTTATTATGATAAAGAAGGCAAGCGTAGTGATGTTGATGGCAAGCCAGGTAAGATCAAGGCCATGGGGTTGGATCTCAAGCGAAGCGATACTCCAGAATTTATTCAAAACTTTTTAAGTGATGTTCTTGAATTGGTATTAACAGGTGCCACTGAACAACAGGTACTGGATCATATTAGTGAATTCCGTATTCGCTTTAAAGCCCGTCCAGGTTGGGAAAAAGGTTCTCCCAAACGTGCCAACAACATTACAGACTATCAAGCTAAAGAAGCTAAAGCAGGTAAGACTAACATGCCTGGACACGTTCGTGCAAGTATTAATTGGAATACATTAAAACGTATGTACGGAGACAAATACAGTATGGGTATCACTGACGGTGCTAAAGTTATTGTTTGCAAATTAAAACCTAATGCTTTAGGATTTACCAGCGTTGCATATCCAGTAGATGAGTTGCGTCTTCCGCAATGGTTTAAGGATTTAGCATTTGACCATGCAGAGATGGAGCAGACTATTATTGATAATAAGTTATCTAATCTAATCGGTGTTCTTAACTGGGATATTAACAGCACAGAAGAAAAGAATACCTTTAACAGTTTTTTCGAGTTCTAATATGAAAATAATTATAGCAGGATACGGATTTGTTGGAAAGGCAGTTGGACAAACATTGCAAACTAAACACGACATTGTAATTGTTGATCCAAAATATACTACTGAAGAAATAAAAGATCATTACGATGCAGATGGATTAATCATTTGCGTTGATACTCCTACTACAGAAGATGGAATATGTGATGTTAGAAACATTTCTGATATTTTAGATTCAGTGCCTATTTTTATGCCGGTAATGATCAAAAGTACAGTAACACCTAGTGCTCTGGAAGCATTTGATAACATATACAAAGATCATTCAATTGTGTATAGTCCAGAATTCTTACGTGCGGCAACTTCTACCAAAGATTTTGCTGAACAAAAATTTATGATTATTGGCGGTGAGGATCCTGAGGGCTTTTGGCAGGAAACTTTTAGTTTAGTGTTACCTAATTGTAAACTATTTTTTCAATGTAGTAAAATAGAAGCGTCTATGACCAAGTACAGCGTGAACTCTTTCCTAGCGGCAAAAGTATCTTTTTTTAATCAACTGTTTGATATTTGTGAAGCAAATGGTGCAGACTATTCAATAGTGCGACAAATGATTACACATGATCAAAGAATTGGTTCCAGTCATACCTTAGTACCCGGGCTTGATGGAGAACGTGGTTTTGGTGGTGCGTGTTTTCCAAAAGACACTCAAGCATTTATAAAATATGCCAAAACTATTAACGCACCTTTTAGTATTCTAGAAGCTTCGAAGGAATACAATGAAACGGTGAGAAAAAATGCTTGACATAATCAAAAAACCTAAGTATAATCATAACATATGGAGAATCTCATGAAAGACTTTTTACAAGACCTAGTAGCACATACACACAGTTTGGGCTTTTTACCTTTGGTCAAGGTAAGTGCAACAGACAAAGAAACTACAATCGAATCTATGGCAGAAGATCGTAGTGTTATTTTAAATGCCAAAGCACATAACCCAGTTAGTGACTTTGAAGGTACATTTGGTATGCCTAATTTGAACAAGTTAGATATTCACCTTAAGTGTCCGGAATACAAAGAAGGTGCAACTATTAAAGTAGTTAAACAACAACGTAACGGCGAAGAAGTTCCAACAGGTTTGCATTTTATCAATGCAACTGCTGACTTTGAAAACGATTATCGTTTCATGAATAGCGACATTATCAACGACAAATTGAAATCGGCTAAATTTAAAGGCGCACAATGGGATATTGAATTCCAGCCTGCTGTTGCAAGTATACAGAAATTGAAATTTCAATCAAACGCACACAGCGAAGAAACTGTTTTTCAAGTTAAAACAGAAGACGGACATTTAGTGTTTAGCTTTGGTGATTCAAGTACACACGCTGGTAGTTTTATTTTCCAAGCAAATGTCAAAGGTAAATTGAAACAAACATGGTCGTGGCCCGTTAATCAAGTACAAAGTATTCTTGGATTAAGTGGTACTGCTACCATGCGTATTGCAGATGGCGGATTATTAAACATTAATATTGATAGCGGTGTTGCAGTATATGATTATATTCTTCCAGCACAGTCTAAGTAATGAATAAAAATTTAACAGCCGCACAGAAAGATTATGCATATTTCCTGCCGGCAACGTCAGGATTTTATAGCACATACATAGGTAAACAACGCTACAGTAATTACGTGGATCCTGCACGTATTCCTAAGAGCTTTGGTCCTATGGGTATTGAAGCAATGAACTATCTGAATCCTAATGCGGCATTTTACTTTGATCATTGCTTGTATTCTGCAGGACATGCCAACTTAGATTTGACAAAGCCAGATCCTAGCGAAGACATGTTTCGTAACAGAGACCGAAGCACTAGTTGGGTATTAGGAGACTCTGGAGGATTCCAGATTGGTAAAGGAGTATGGGCTGGTGAATGGAATGATCCATCTGGTCCAGTTGTTGCACAACGCATGGCCGAAGCAGTTGCCAAGGGTGTAGAATTAGTGCCGCAATTACATCCAACTGGACATCCTAAAACAGACAAAAATGGTAATCCAAAATATACTAAAATTGATCATGTTAAACTTTATCAAGCGCAATTAGATGCGGCACAGAAAAAGCGTGAACAAGTATTAGCATGGATGGATGCGCTCATGGATTATGGCATGGTGCTTGATATTCCAGCATGGGTTGGTCGTAGTCCAGTAGGTGCTAAGAACAGTGGTGTTGGAGATTACGATCAAGCTGTTGCCGCTACAAAATACAACAACGAATATTTCATTAAGCATCGCACAGGTGCTTGTAAATTCTTGAATGTACTACAAGGCGAAAATCACGCACAAGCAGATGATTGGTATCAGCAAATGAAAGACTTTTGCGACCCAAAGAAATACGACAAGCCATTTAATGGTTGGGCCATGGGTGGACAAAATATGTGTGACGTAGACTTAGTACTGCGTAGACTTGTTGCACTAAAGTTTGACGGATTGTTAGAAGAAGGCCATCAAGACTGGATGCACTTTCTTGGAACAAGTAAATTAGAATGGGCATTGTTACTCACAGATATTCAACGTGCTATTCGTAAATATCATAATCCTAAATTTACAATTAGTTTTGATTGTGCTAGTCCGTTCCTTGCTACTGCTAATGGACAAATTTATGTTCAGACAGAAATTACAGATAGAGAAAAATGGCTCTATCGTATGTTGCCAAGTTTAGACAATAAGAAATACAGTAAAGACACTAGACTATTCCAAGATGTAGTTGTACAAGATGGTCATTTTAAATCGTTTACCACCAGCCCATTAATGGACGGAGTGGAAGTTAAGGACATTTGCATCTACGGTCCTAACGATGTGAACAAAATTGGTAAAGTTGGTAAGACAAGTTGGGATAGTTTTACCTATGCAATTATGATGGGTCATAATGTTTGGTTACATTTGAACAGCGTACAAGAAGCCAACAGACAATACGATGCAGGTTTATGTCCTGCTATGCTAGTAGATGAAAAGTTTCAACGTGTTTACTTTAAAGATGTAGTCGATGCTATTTTTAGTACTGACGACAGAGCTACTGCTATTGCTATTATTGACGGTTTTGATAAATTTTGGCAAGCTATTCCTGGTACACGTGGCGCAACTGGAAAGAAAACAGTCAATGCATCAACTATGTACTCCAAATTCTTCGAAGAAGTAGAAGAGGATAATGTACAATTAGAAGACGAACCCGATTTTGATACTAATAAATTAGATGACTTGGAAGCACAATTACATCATGACGTTACCTGACGAAAGATATCGAGCAGTAGTTCAGACTCAAAGGTTTCTACTAGATATTCTAACTACTCCCCGAGTTCCAAAAGCAATTAAAGACCGAGCTAGAAGTTGTCTACGTCACTATCCCAGCGACTGGGATATGAAACGTGCGGCAGACAGCGCACCGGATGTATTCCAAGAACAAATGGAAGCTGTAACCCGTTTATTCAAATCCTACGAGGAAAAGAAAAATGAGCAAGCGTAGTATTATTATTGGCATGGGTATTGGAAATTTGTACAAGGATGTTCTAATAAATCTTGGACGCTCAATTGTTACTGTAGATAAAGATCCCGCTAAAGGTGCTGAATTTACTGATGTCAAAGATGCTATAAGAGAATATAGTATTTTCGATACTGCGCATATTTGCACACCAAACTTTACACATAAAGAAATTGCCGAACAAGTAGCACCATATACTAAAATAGTGTTTATTGAAAAGCCAGGATTTAAAACAAGTAATGAATGGACTAACATGATTAAGACTAGACCGTTTACACGGTTTATGATGGTTAAAAACAACATGTGGAGAGATAATATTGTTGAGCTAAGAGAATTAGCAAACAAATCTAAAAAAGTTAATCTTAATTGGATCAACAAAGATCGTATACCAAATCCTGGTAGTTGGTTTACTAATAAAGAATTAGCGTTTGGTGGTGTTAGCAGAGATTTGATGCCGCACTTGTTGAGTTGGTTTATAACACTAGCACCCGAATGGACTAGAGCCAATTTAGTTCAACAAACTGCATTTAAAAGATGGACACTGGGCCAACTGACTGGCACAGATTACGGAACTGTTAATGTTAATGGCATTTATGATGTAGACGATTTTTGTCAAATTAATTTTACAGACAAATGGCAATTAACCGCGGACTGGAGAGATCTAGAATTGGATAAGAGAAATATTGAATTTGTCATGGAGGATGACAGTGTAGTTACTGTTGAGTTGGGCCTTTGTCCAGAATATGCTTATCAGAATATGATAGCCGATGCTATTGCTAATGTAGATAATCAAACTTTCTGGCTTAATCAATATAATCAAGATTTATGGATACACGAAAGGATCGAAAATCTATGACACGCTGTTTACAAACAACCGGCCAAGGCTGTTTTGAAGAAGTAGAATATGATCTGCCGCCGTTAACTGAAAATGAAATTTGTGTTCGTGCTGTTATGACCGGTGTATGTCGTAGTGATATAGATATGATGAATGGCAACTTTGGGCCGTTACCGCTTCATATGCAAGGACACGAAGGATTAGGTCAAGTAATTGGTATTGGTGCAAACATTACCAATGTAAACTTTGGTGATTATGTTGCTACACGAGGTGAGCCGGCATACGCAGACTTTTACAATGTACGTATAGACGAATACGTACAAGTTCCAGAAGCTCATCCACGTTATATTTTAGAACCAGTTGCCTGTGGCATTAATGCTGTGGATGTTGCCGATTGTTCTAGACAAGATAAAATATTAATTATTGGCAGTGGTTTCTTGGCGTGGGTAGCCTATCACACACTAATTAAATTCAAACATTGTGAAAACGTAGATGTACTAGGATCTAGTAATATCGACCTTTGGGGAGATATACTGCTACTTGGCACTACAGAAAGTTATGATGTAGTAATTGACTTATCTGGAAAATATGAGTTAGGTACAGAAATTAACCTAAATAACAATGCGCTAATAGTCGATGCTGTTGGTAAAGCAGTAAGTAGAGAAGAAGCGCAACAACAACTTTGGAAGGCTGTTACTACTGTTAAACCAAGTCCACGAAATAGAAATTTTCATCAATGTATGAAAGATGCTGTTTGGATGATTGAAAACGGCTATCTAGAGGTTGATTCTTTTTGGACTAGAGGTTATAATCGTAACATAGAGTGGCAACAAGCGTTTGCGGATGGTAAGGATCGTCCAAGCGGTTACAGCAGAGGCTATATTACATGGGACTAAACACTGAAGAACGACAAGACGTCGTTTACTTTACAGGTTACGAAGTCGAGCATACTATTTGTTATGGTATGTTTACACTATTTGTAGTGGGCACTCCTCCACTTGAAGAAATTTTGCGTAAGGCAGACGACACCCAAGCACTATTGGATGAGTCTAAACGCATTAAACACATTTACTTTGGCACTAGTCAAAGTTTTAATCCTAAATCTATCTCGCAAGAAGAATATAAGGCGTGGGACGAAGTTATTATTGGTTGCCTTAAAGCAAACTATTGGGTTTCATTGGACTTTGGTGTTGAACACATTGAAGGTGTATTGGAATCTGCTTATAACGAATATCCTCGCTTTGTCCCTATGATTAGTGTTAAGTTACCTTACATTAATCAACTCAACTATAATGCCACACTTAAACTGGATGACCGAACTTGGGGTGCTACAAATCCGGGCGTGTGGACACATCACCTACAGAGCTTGATGAGTAAAGACAAGTATACTCATTGGGATCAGTACACACAAGATACACCAACATGATTATTAAACAAGACATTAGAC